TAGGGTGCTTTCATCAGACGAAATCCTCCAACTCTACGCCGAACCCTACTCCTTCATCCTCGTCCCTCAATACTGGTATATGGTGGATTTTGGGGCGGTGGGAGGAGGTGAAATCGTTGTTTCCGATAGCGGAAGCGGTTCCGATTCTTTATCCCAAATTGCAGTATCTCTTGCTTTAAGTGATTCAGGTGCAGGAATTGATTCTCTTCCCAATTTACAAGCGTCATTTGGGCTTTCTGACCAAGGCACAGGCATAGACTCTTTGTCTCAACTTTTAGCTGCGTTAAGCATAGGCGATTCTGGTGCTGGAACAGATATTTTATCTCCTATGTCGGTTTCTGCTTCTGTGTCTGACGCAGGAGCAGCTTCTGATTCTATTTCGTCTTTGACTATAGCTCTTTCAGTTTCAGATACTGGAACAGGTGCTGATGTTGTTTCGGTTCTAAAAGAACTTCTTAAAACTATCTCTGATTCAGGCATTGCTTCTGATATAGTTTCTTCTATTGTTGTAAACGTAGCTATTCCTGATTCTGCATTAGGACAGGATAGCATACATAATGTGTCTGCAACTTTAGTACTGTCTGACACTGCTTCTGGTCTGGATGCGATAACAGTTTTAAAAGAGCTTTTAAAACAAGTTGCTGATAGTGGAGTAGGGTCAGACAGTATTTCGTCTTTAAATGTGTCTTTTGTTATATCTGATACTGGCGAAGGTAGCGATGTTTTGTCTTCTGTTTCTGTTAGAATTCCTATATCTGATTTTGGCTCTGCTGTAGATGCAATTTCTGTTCTGACAGAAATAATTAAAAGTATATCTGATTCTGGGCAAGGCACAGATGCGCTTTCTTCTATTTCTGTGAATTTGGATATAACAGATAGCGTAACAGGAACTGACTCTGTTGGTATAGAAGTAGCTTTAACTGTTTCTGATACTGCAACTTCGGCAGAAGTTATAGCGATAGCCAAAACTGCTCTAAAAGTAATAGCTGATAGCGGAGTAGGGTTAGACATATTAAGTAGTGTTATAGTTAATGTTCCAGTTAAGGATTATGGGCAAGGGCTTGATCTTATTACGCAGATAACTACAATATTATCTATAATTGATTTAGGAGTTGCTACTGATGTAATTTTAAGATATGATACTGCTGTTAAGTTAGTTAGTATATCTTTTAGGCTTAAGAAATCAAATATTGAATTTGGGCTTAGAACTAATGAGATTGAGTTTAAACTTTATACTTAGGAGGCAATCATGGTCGTAGAAAAAGGTGGACACAAAAGTAAGTGGATAATAACTCGTTATCCTAGCGAAGAGGCTTTTAAAAACAAAACTCCTGGTTCAGTAATAGATGCTGAAGGTCGAAAGTTACCCGCAGTTTCGGTTGTTGAGGGTAATATTTTGTTGAATGTGGGTATTGGTGAGATGTGGGATTTGATTTGCGGCCTGGGTTCGCCTACTGCTTATGATAACACTAATGCTGAATTAGGAGTAGGAAACGGAACAACTGCTGCTGATGCTTCTCAGACAGATTTGCAGGGAACGAGTACTGCATGGCAATCAATGGCAACGGGATATCCGCAACGTTCTGGGCAAACAGTGACTTTTAGGGCTGAGTTTGATGGAAATACGGCTAATTTTAGTTGGCAAGAGTTTGCTGTAAGAAACGGTTCTACAGCCAACAAGTTGATGAACAGGAAAGTAGAAGATCAGGGAACAAAAGCTTCGGGCCAAGTGTGGACTCTTGAGCTTCAAATAACTTTGTCATAGAGGTTTTATGAAGAAAATAATAAACGAAAATAGCACAGCCTATTTATCTCTGACCTTCAAGAACAAAGAAGGGGAAGTAGAAAGTCCTCAAGCTGTGACTTATAGTATTCATTGTTTGACTAACGATGTGGAAATAAGAGGAGATACTTCGGTGTCTCCAGGGCCTTCAATTGAAATCGTTTTGTCTCCTACTGAGAATAGAATTATTGATCCTAATAATAAATATGAACGCCGTTTAGTTACTGTTACAGCTACTTATGGGCCTGATGAGAAAATAACTGGGCAATATGAGTATAAGGTTTTGAATTTGAAATATATTTCGTAGTATGTTAATAACTTATTAGCTAATAGGAGGTTTTATGCCAGTACCAATCGCAGTAAAAAAACAAGCAGATAAAGCAAGAGACCTTGAGAAAAAACTACTTGATAAAGACAAAGACGATAATAAGGACGATAAGCCTCAGACAGGTGAGCCTGCTCAGCCAGAACCTTCTCCTTCTTCGGGTTCTCAGCCTTCTCCAGAACCTGCAACGCCTGCTGAGCCTGAACCTAAGTCTGAACCTTCTTCTGATGTATGGGAACAGAGGTATAAAACTCTGCAAGGCAAGTATAATGCGGAAATTGGAAGATTGCAGGATGCGTTAAAGACAATGCAAGCTGAAAATGAGTTTCTTAAAGGCAAGTTAGCTACTCTAGAAGAGATGGTTAAAACTCAATCTGTATCTAATCCTCCTACACCTTCTCAACAAGAAGATCCTCTAGCTGTTATTAAGGATACGCTGCCTGAAGTATATGACGCTCTTGTTAAATATACGTCTCAATTTGTTAAGAAGGATGAAATTTCTGATATAGAAAAGGCGGTTGAAAGTAAAGTTCAACCGCTTGTCCAAAGCACATTTCAGGCTACATTGGCAAGTCTTGTACCCGATTGGGAGACACTGAACACTGACCCAGATTTTATTGAGTGGCTTCAGCGTCCAGCCCCCTATTCGGACAAGACTTTGCATGAATTGATGTTAGAGTATTTTAATCAGGGCGATGCCCGTAAAGTAGCTCAGTTTTTCTTGGATTATAAGAAAGAAAAACAGGCTACTAGCCAGCCCTCGGCTAACGTTGCACCTCCGAGGAGACAGGCTGCCGTAACACAACCGCAGAGTCCCAGACTGATAAAGCGGGACGAGATAGTTCAGTTTTATAGGGATGCTGCGTTAGGCAGATACTCTCCTGAACAAAAAGCTCAAATGGAGGCCGAGTTTATTAAGGCCATCCGAGAAAATCGTGTGATAGATTAGGAGGTCAACTATGCCAGTTGCAAAAGTGCCAGGTTATCCTGATTATAATGCTACCAAGAATATTCCTGTAATTTTTGCAGGAAAAACCCTTGAAAAATTTTATGAAGTTAGCACTGTAGCTAATATTTCGTCTGTGGACTATGTAGGCGAAGTTAAAAATGTTGGGGATACGGTCTATATTAGGACTGTTCCTAACATTACCATTAAGGACTACAAAAAAGGCCAGAAGCTTGATCTAGAGTATCCTGAAAGCCCTTATGTGGAGTTTTCGATTAACAAGGCCAAGTACTACAACTTTGCCTTGGATGATATTGATATTAAGCAGTTCGATCTGAAAATGATGGACAAATATGCGGACGATGCTGCGGAACAGCTTAAAATTACTCAGGACACTGAAGTCTTTGCTACTATTTATGCAGATGTGGATGACGCTAATCAGGGAACTTCCGCAGGAGCTAAAACTGGAAAATTCAATCTCGGAACTACTGGTTCTCCTATTACTCTGACCAAGGATAATATTATTGACTACATAGTAGACTGCGGGACTGTTCTTGATGAACAGAATAGACCTTCTACTGATAGGTTTATAGTTATGCCTCCGCATATCGCTGGGCTAATTAAAAAGTCTGACCTTAAAGATGCTTCTCTGACTGGGGACGCTAAGTCCATTCTCCGAAGTGGATTGATAGGCTCTATTGATCGTTTTGACATTTACATTTCTAATTTGCTTCCTATTGTGGATGATGGTGGTACGAATTGTACTTATATTTACTTTGGCCATAAATCTGCTTTGGTGTTTGTTACCCAGTTGACCAGAGAAGAAATGTATAGGCCTCAAGATACATTTGCCGAAGCCATGAAGGGTTTGGTGGTGTACGATTTTGCCGTTATTCAACCTGGAAGCCTTGGCGTATTGTACGCTGTAGTCTAATTTAGGAGGTAAGACAAATGGCTACTATTAACGGGCTTGGCGGACATTCGGCTGCGGTTCCTTTTAAAGGAGCAGGGGCAGCCTTTGTATTGGAAAATATTATTGATTTAGACGCATTGAACGTAAGCAGTGGAGATACAGTACAGGCTCTTCCTGTTAAAGCAGGAATGAGGATTCTCCTTGTTGAAACTGAGATTGTTACTCCTTCAGATGCTGCTACATCGGCTACGGCTGATGTTGGAGATGGAGACGATACTGATGGTTTTGACGCTGCTGTAGACCTTAAAGCAAGTGCGGGTA